TTCCGGAGCCGTCGAAGTATCTGCCATCCTGGCGGTACTTGGCTTCGCTGATGCCCGGCACGGGGGTTTTCCAATAATCGGCGCTTAGCGTGTAAGCATCGTCCGGTGGCGGATAGAGCCTGATGTTCTGCGTCGGCAGGATGATAAAATGAACCGGCGTTGCGTTCTCGCGGTTGCCGACGTAATTTCTATCCTCGCGAAACTCCTTCTCCGTGAGGCGCTGCCCGTTGACGGTGCCGCGCTCGATGGCAAAGGACTCTCTGTCCCACATGCCGATATCGCTTGGCGCTGTGTGGTCCTGTGTCCCGGCGCTTGTCGTCTCGGACCACGACGCCCAGAGAAAATCCCAATCGGGGTGAAGTCTTTGCACCAGAAGGTCCGCAGCCTTGACCCAATCGATCAGAAGTTTTTCCTGGTAGATGGTGCTTGACACGTTTGAAGGCCCGTTGCCGGATATGCCAAGTTCCTGCCGCACCGTCTTGCACAGTTCCAGAAAGGTCACAGCGCCTCCATAAACTCAACCGCCTGCTCTTTACTGCGATATTCGCCGCCGTTGTCCCGGACGAGCTTTTCAAGCTGCTTCCAGTGCATTGAGGCATAGTCGGGCTTGATCTCGGGGATGATCTCGTCCTTTTTGTCAAGCGGCTTTCCGGAGCCGTCGAAGTATCTGCCATCCTGGCGGTACTTGGCTTCGCTGATGCCGTGAACGGTGGCGTAGGGTCTGCTTTTATCGAGCATCATTGCACCTTTAAGGTAAGGGGCGGGCGAACCCGCCCCGAAGTCTTACTTGATGGTGAATTTCCCGACCTTCTCTTTTTTGCAGCCGGGGCGCTGTCCCTGAACCTCGGAGCGGGTCGTGGGCTTTGCAGGGTGAATGGACTCCTTGTGCGAAAGTCCGTCCTTGAGGCTTCCACCTTTTTCGTTTTTCATGGTTTTGCTCCTTTTAGAACCAGGCGATAGTGATGTGTACGGTGCCGATTCCGGCAGGTGTTGTGCCGCCGGTCGGGGCGACACAGGCAACCTCTATCTGCGTGTTGGTGACATCGGCGGCAATGATCGCGTCGGTGTCGTCCTGCGTATTGTAGTAGTCGGTCGCTGCGGCGGTGCCCATGTTGAGTTCAGCGTATGCGGCCGCGTCGGTGGTGGTGCCAAGTCGCACGTAGCCTGGAGTAGTGATCGCGGTAAAAGTCTCCGTGACTGCCACGCCGACATCGAGGATGCGGCCATGCTCAAAGCCGGAAGGGGCCTTGATAGCGAAGCTTCCCCCGCCGGCGCCGAAATCAACGGCGGGCAGGGTGTAGGTCAAAACGGTCGGATTATCGTATGCCATGTTCTATCTCCTTGAAAAAGGGGGAGGGTCACTCCCCCGCAGTGTGTGTTAAGCCGCGCTGTCCCACTTGATGATGCGGCTGTTGTCAGCGTCGGTGTGGACAATGCCGAAACCAAGAAGCGCATACCAGGCAATGCCCTTGGAGCGCCCGTAGTCGGTAGGGATCTTGCCGCGAATCTCTTCAGGCACCGCAATGGCTTCGGCCACGGTGTCCTCGCCGAAGAAAAACGCCCAGTCCGACTTGCCGTTGTTCCAGGCGTCTGCGGTCGTTGCGCTCCAGGTGGTCGAGTCAGCAGCCCCGCCCTTGGCGATGTTGGTCTGCTCGATAAAGCGCACACCTTCATACCGGCCAATCTCGCCATTCATAATCATCCGGAAGCCCTGATCAACGTATTGGCGGACGTTTTCCAGGTCGTTTTTCAGGGTGCGGAAGGTTGAAGGCCAGGCGATGCAGAAATAATCACTGCCCTGGAACATCGGGATATTGCGCTCCTTCATGATGTCCACGATGGCCTTGACGTGTCCGCTGCCCATTGCCACGTTGTTGGTCACGGTGCAAGTGCCGGTAGTCTCCAAATCGACCGCCGTGGTCGAGGTGCCGCTGGTCGGGGCAACGGTCAGCTTGGTGGAGTTGAACTGCGCGTGAGCCTTGGCGTCCAGGCCCTTGGCGGCGTCGTTTTTGAGCACCTTGCGGATGACCTCCTCCACCGGGTGCTTGCTGAGATTGTCCAGCTTGCCGGAGTAGGGGACACTGTTCCCGAGTTCGCTGATGGTCAGCGATCCCTGGGTGATCGTGAAGTTGGTCTCGGGCATGGCGTCGTTTTCGTTAATATCGCCGCCCTGTGTTGCCACATCCGAGTAGATGTTCCAGTTGTAGGTGTCACCCTTGTTCAGCCCCTTGTCGGTGGCGTCCTTTGCGTCACAGTGCTGGCGAAAGCGCACCATCGGCTGAAGTTCCATGCGCAGGGTGTCGGACAGTTCGTCCGAATACATGAAGCCCCCCAAGGTGTTGGTTCCCCACAGTTGTCCTGCCATTGTCTTGTCTCCTTATCGGATTTGCCCCCGCAGTCGCTGCTGCTCGGCAACGATCTCCGCCGGGGTTTTTGGTTTTTTGGGTTCCTTGCCGGGAGCGCGTGCCTTGGCTCCCTCCACGTTGTCGATGCTGCGTTTTTTCTCGCGGCGCTGCTCAAGCACGTCTTTGCTCGGCTGCGGGATCAGGTCGCGGGTGCGCTGTGCCGCCTCGCGGATGATGCGCTTCGGTCCCCACTCGGGGTGCTCCTTCATCAGCACATCGGTGAGATAGTTGGCGTAGTTGTGAAGCTTCGGGTCTTGCGCCACATCGGAGAAGTCTTTCTGATACTCCTCAAGACCTTCGGAGAGTTCGCTTTGGAAGCGTTGCTGCTGATCTTCCTCGCGAATACGCCGGTAGGCTTTCTCGGCAATCTCGTCCAGGTTGACCTGCTGCGGTTTTTCCTGATTGGCTTTGACCGTTACTTCGACAAAACGCGCCAATGCTTTTGCGGCCTCGTCATCGTCGCCGGAGTAGAGCTCCGCCAAAGTTTTTTTGGCTTCTTCAAGCGGGTTGTCATGCCCCTGGTCTTCGAGCTTCTGGGCAAGTTGGCTCTCCTGCTGCTGCCGTGAGAGTTGCTGCTGCTGCTCGATCTGTCTCAGGGCATTTTCCCGTTCTTCGATCTGACGCGCCCGCGCTTCGAGGTCTCTCTGGACTTGGGAGGCTTCAGCCAACCGCTTATCGGCAGCAAGTTCTTTTTGTAGGGCCTTGATACCCGCATCAAGAACATCCTGCTTGCGGCGGCGCTGCTCCTTGCCATCGACCTTAAGCGTCAGGTAGTCGTCTTCAGGCTCTTCTTGCGGATCATCTTCCGGCTTTTCTTCCGGTTCCTCTTCCTCCTGCTCCTGTTCCCCGCTGTCCTGCTTGCGCTGCTCTTTTTGCTTCGCCACGATCTCGGCCATCATCTGGTCCCGTGGGGATGCAGGCTTGGCCGGCTGTTCCGCCTCTTCAGTCTCTTCGACGGAGGTGTTTTCGGTTTCCTCGGTCACGCCATCTTCGGTAGTGACATCTTCTGCCATGATTACTCTCCCTGCTCGTCAAGGTATCGCTGGTAGGCAAGCTGCGCCGCCTGCAACGCCTCTTCGAGCCACTGATTGAAGTTCCGGCTGCGCTGCACCACGCTTTGCAGCCGCATGATTTCTGCTGTATTGGTGGGCGAGACGGTGGCAAGTTGGCTTAATGCCTCGTCCGCCTCGTGTGCCGCGTAGTTGATAAGATACTGGCCGAGCTTCGAGGATTTGAATTTCTCCACCTCGTCGCCGAGCACGATAATCTCTGCATCCTGCGGGTCAATATCGCTCATATCCCCTGCCGTCCCGTTGTCGCCTTGAATTGCAACTCGTTCTGCTTGTTCATCGCCTCAACGCCTTTGATTTCGCGCTGCGCCTGTATTTTTTCGGCCTCAAGCTGTAATTTCTGGCGCAACTGCTCAAGAGTGAGTCCTTCCTTGGAGGCAAGCTCGGCCATCTTAAGTTCGTAATCTGTTTCCTGCTCCACCCGGAATTTATCCGCCTCTAGTTGCATCTTCTCGCGCTCGATCTGCGCCTTGAGTTGCGCTTCGGCCATATTCGATTCAAGCTGCTGCTGTAGCTGCTGGATCTGCTGCATCATCCCCATCACGCGCGGGTCGTTCTCGCCCATCTCAAAGAACCTGCGCCCGTCACGGTAGCCAAGTGCCCCGAAGACCTCCCCGATCACCTCATCGGCCTTGATCTGCTGCATCGCCTGCGGCATAAACTGCCCCACGGTGTTCAGTCCCATCGTCAGCTTTTCAATGCGCTTCTGAGGAGATGTGGCCCCAAAGCCCACGGCCACCCGCACGCTCAAATCTTCGCCAAGAAGCTCCACCGCCTGCTCCGGTTCCAGCCCGTTGCCGACCGTTTGCAAGATGCGCGGGTCGGTCTCATAGGCGCGCTCAAGCGCAAGAAGCTGCTTCAGCACCGGCTCCACCCAGGTTTCGGTGAACACGCGAAGCTGATATTCGGTGACGGTGTTGCTGTCCTGGCTCATCAGGCTCATGCCGCCCACCGTCTCGTTAAGCGCCCGGTTGGTCTGCACACTTCCGGGAGAAAACGTTCCGGCCAACTCATCGAGGTCTACGCTGATACGGTCCTGCTCCTGGTAGCTCGATCCGGTGACATCGGGCGGGGCGTCGATCTTGACATCAGAGTTCACGTCATCGACCAACGTCACACCACCAGGGACGGACTGCGTGAGGCTGCGCCAGTCCACGTTGGCGGTTCTGCGGGCGAGATAGCGGCGATTGAGGACCAGCTTGATGTTATCAAGGCGCTGGTTGGCGATATCGTTGGCCTCGGTTTGCAGCCCTTCGAGCATCTCCGGCAGGCCGGAGGGGTAAATTTTGTGTGTTTCGATGTTCGCCATGCCCAGCACATAGGGCCGTCCCTGCGGGTAGACCTGCTCAAGCGGGACCGGTTCGGAGAGCATGTGTTCGGTGCCGATGGTGTAGTAAATAAAGTCCTCGCCATCAACGTTGAAAATGTTGCGATGCACCCAGGCCACGGCATAATCGTTAATGGGCGTGTCCTGCTCCTTGCTGTCCTGCCGCCCCTTCTCTCGGGTATGCCGGGTCGGGTCGTCTTTGCCGGAGTTGACCGCGCCTCTCATCTGGTCCTCGTCGAGCGGCAGCCACGGAGCCTCGCCGGTTTTCGGGTCGGGCTTGAGCATGCGTTCTTTGACTTTGTAGACGTGCATCGGGATGCGCTCGATGATGTATGGCGAAGTCTGTACCGGGTCGCGCCAGTCGGATGCCGGGTCGAAGCGCAAGTTCTCGGATGGGATCAACTCCACCTCCGGGCGATCCTCGATGACTTCGGCCTGCTCTTCGATCACCATAGAATCATCATCGGCGATCATCTGCACCTGGCGGATGCGCTCTTTGTAGCGCCAATACTGCCGCGAAGCGACGACACCCTGCACTTGCGCATCCTGATAAGCACCGATCAAGGTGACAAACCAGGGAATCGAGTGCTCAAGCCGGTAGTTGATAAGGTTCTTGGCTACCTCTGCTGCAATCACGCCGCGCTCACTGTTCGGGTCTTCCGGCAGGCAGGTAACGCTGTCGCCCGTCGCAAAGTACGCCAGTGCCGCTGCTGCCTCGTGTCGGCGGATCGTTGAGCGGGTCTTCGGTCTGAAAATCTTGCTGCGGTACTTGTACGCATCAGAGTGGTACTTGCTGCCCTGTGGGTGCTTGCTCTGAAAGATCGAGATGTTTTTTTCAAGCTGCTTGCGAATCGACGCCGTGAAATAGTCTTCCGCTACCCGGTAGCCGTCGCGGGCGCGTTGCAACCAGTCGTCAAGTTCACTGAACTGCTCTTCGTCCTCGACCGGCGCATTCTCGATGTCGTAATCGGTGCTAAGCTGCATCCGTCTCCCCTATCGCCTCGCCTGCAATGTCGCGCTCAACCGTCAATTTTTCCGGCCTCTGCCCCCGGTGCTGGTTGTACCGTTCCAAGACTTCGCCGCCGGCCCGCATCACCGTCTTCAACTCAGGATCTTGGGCCAGCCGCGCAAGATGGATCACAAAGCCGTACTCGCCGGAAAGGTCCAGGTTCTTGACATAGACAACGCCGGCCTCGACTCTGCACTCCACCCACCAGCGCCAGCCGGGATAGAGTCGTTCCAGGTGTGCGCCGACCGAGCGGCAAATCTGATGCTCGGCCAGGTGCGTCTTGATATCTTTCGTGCCGTCATTAAGCATTGCGCTTTTCCTTGAATTTGCGGCCATTTGAGAACTCGTAGACCGTCTCGCGCTCGTGTCGCTCTGGCTCAAGGGCCTCGACAAGTGCCCGGACGCTGAATTTTTGTGTTTTGACTTTATCTTGTGCCATATCTGGTAGCCTTTTTATTTCAACGACTTAGTGTGTTTCTCTCGGCCATGCAAACACCGCTTTTTGCAGGCTGGCATCACTTATCTGTTAGAAGTCCTCGGACCACTCAGGCATCAACTGTTCGCGCGGCACGTCAAATCGCTTGCGGTATCCTGTGCCGAACTGCCGGAACGCATCAGCCCCGTTGCTGGCCCAATCGTGCAGCGGGCGCATCCTATAGGTCTGCCCCCGCTCGTCCCACTCACGACGATAATTCTTGAGTGCCGCCAGCCCATTTTCGCAGCGGTCAACGTCAAACCAGCAGGAGCCAAACGCCTGCCGCGTGATCTCGATGGCATGGCTGACGTCCTTGGTGCGCTCGACTGTGACGATAGGGTTTAGCCCGAACTCCTGAAGTGTGCGCTTGCGGCTCTTGCCGCTACCCAGCTCGGTAATCTCCACATCGTGCGGCAAATAGTGATCGCCGTAGTTATATCCCTTGTCTTTGAGTACCTTGACATAGTGGCTCAGCGGCTCGCCGTTGGCCTCGTAGTAGTCGATAAATCGGTGCTCAAGCCCGACCTGCTGGTGAAACCAAATGGCCGTTGTGTCGTTGTACCCAAGATCCCAGAACGTGTTGACCGGCACATAGGTTTCGACCGGCACCCCGCACACGCGGCCATCGAGGTAGCATTTCTCAATTTCTGCGGCATAAATCGCGCCTTTAACTTCAACTACGTCCCACCGCCCCTCAAGCAGGGCGCGTTTTTCCATCTCAGAGAGCGTCAGCAGGCGTTCCCGATACCCCGAATCGGCCAGGTGTGGATTGTCTGCCAGCCCCGCAGGGATAAAGCGCCGCGTGATACTCCTGTCGCCAACCTCAACTTCGGAGCGTGTCGGCTTGCCGCTGTCATCGATCTTCCAGCGTCGCTTGACCCATTCGTGGCCTGCCCCGCCGGGGTTGGTCGTCGCCCGGACATAGCAGGTGATCGCCGGGTCCGGGGAGCGCAGACGCGAAAGCAGGTATTCGTAAGCAACCGGCGACTGCCAATGTGTAAGTTCATCCCACCCGATGTATTGATACTGCCGGCCCTGGTAGCGGTGCCGGTCGCGCTCGGATTCCATGTAGCCATATTCAATCTTTGCGCCGGCAGGAAAAACCCACGTTTTCTCCGACTCTTTGAAAACCGCACCGGGAACAATCTGCGGATACAACTCGCGGCTTCGGTCGATCAGCTCGCGCAGTTCTGGAAAGCTGCGCCGGAAGATGATGCCGCGATACCGTGCGTTGCGGATCGCTTCCTGCTGCAAGCCCAGGCAGTCGATTACCAGCGCATCGGACTTGCCGCCCCCGGCAGCACCGCCGTACAGCACCTCCTCTTCCGGTGCGGCCAGAAACTCGGACTGTTTGGCTGTCGGCTCCCAGATAACGCTAGGCATCTTTCCTCGGCACAATCGCAACCTTTAGTTCGCCGCCATCGGCCCCGGTCACTTCGCGCTTTTCCGTAAAGTCGGCTTCACTCTTGCCCAGCAACTCACTCGCCTTGAGCCGGTCCTTCATGTCACCGCCAGTGTCCTGCATCACCTCGGTCCAGAATTTCTGCCGTTCCTGGCGCGTGGCAATCAGAGGGCGTTCCTCTTTTTCCTGCCGCTTTTTAATGGCTTCGGCGATGTCAACATTTGTCATCAGCCGCGATCCCGTCATGCGCGGGTTTTTATACCCCGCAATTCGGGCCGCTTCCGTGGCGTTACCCGCGTAGGCCGCGACAAATTTCTGCTGCATTGCGTTGAGTTCTTTTTTCGCCATACATCTCGTCTTTCACACTGAGTAAAAACTGAGTACTCAACTGTGTAGAAATCTACTCACTTTTTTTTCTTATAATGACCCACCCGATGTAGCCTCGCGGAATCATTGGCTATTGCCTGCACGCTACTGGCTATATGCCATCTACTCACTCGCGGAATTATCGGGCGCTGTTAAGGGTGCGACCCTGCCTTTTGATGCTACGTTACCCGTTTATCCGTTACCCGCTTCGTGCAGCGGCGATCGGCGTCCGGCTTGGCTCTGATCTACGACGCCCGCGTGTGAGTTTTCAGTTCGTGCCAGCAATCAACCCGTGATGGGCGCGTGTGGAATCTGGCGAATGCACCATGCGCTACGTCAATTATCTGACGAACACGCTAAAAAATAAAATTCTGCGGGACATTGATTTTTTTGTTTTGATTGTGGGGTGTTTCGTAGGTGGGTTGTTCAGGTGTGATGACGTGATTAGTCGCCCCGGCACTCACCGGGGCTTTTTATTACCTGGTACGTTGTTCACTTGGTCAGCGCGTCGTAAGCATGAACGATTCCACAACTCCGGCACATAACACCATCCGACCTTGCGAAATATGTCTGGCTCCCACACTGGCAGGTGTAGAGGCTGATTCCTTCA